ATGCTGGATAGTCAGATTAGTGGGAATAATGTAGAAGAATTAAAAAAAACAAAACAGAAGCTTACAAATTATCTTGCGCAGAATCAACGTTAGCATTAATAAGGGGTATGCTCATGAAATTATATGTGTTCACGAAGAAAGATATAGACAGATTCTTGATAGAGTGTAATTTCACACCGGATGAAGAAAGATTGTTCCGGCTGAGATGTAAGGAATATACGCTCGAATACTGCGCTGAGCAGATGAACGTGAGCATATCAACGGCAAAGCGGTTAAGCCGGAGGGTAAATAATAAAATAATCAAAGTGTGCTAAAAGGAGAGGCGATTTGCCCCTCCTTCTTTTTACACAAAATCTTCTTTTACAGCTCTTTCAAGCAATAAAATTACGTATTCTGGTGGATTTCTTTTACCGCCCTCCCAGTTTTCAATAGTTCTTTTGGGAATCTTATATTTTTCGGAAAAAGCTTGTTGGCTCAATCCGGAAAATGAACGAATTTCTTTAAACTTCATTATTTTTTCTCCTTGTCTAAAACTCTTAAATATTCGCGGTGTCCGTTCATGTTGTTATCCAGCGCATAAAAGCACGGCTTTTCGTTTCCCTGAAGAACTTCGTTTATCCCGCAAACCCAGCCCCACGGAGTTGTTACCATTAAGCTTCCCATGGAATTTTCGAACACTTCCCAGCCTTCCGGGACTTCCACTGTCATTTCATCCCAACAAGCAGCTGTGGGATGTGGCATTCCGTATGTGTAAACTTTTCTCTTTTCTGCTGCTAGCACTCCATAATTACAATAGATTTTAATTTTCATTCTTTTTCCTCCTGATTTGTACCTAATCAATAGTCATTCCATGTTCGTTTACTGCAGTTCTTTTTATGCAATATATTCTTTTTCGGATGCATTTACATCATCCCATTTACTGCAGACGTACTTGTTTGCTATAAGATCTACATATCCACACTTATAAGAACCCTTAAAGGTTCTGTTTAAAGAGTAGCAGTTGATTGAAAGATATGCTCTTTTGGCGTCACCTTTCGTCCACTCTTTTACAGTGACAACACGGTTCACACCTGCTGTGATGTACTTATTTCCGTACAGCATTTCTTCAAGGTTTGCTGTAAGTTTTTCAATTAAAGTCTCTTTAACAACTTTCGCCTCCCTCCATGCTTCTTTTAATGCGGAGGAAATAGTTAATGCTGACTTTTTAACCAGTTCCCATGCTCTTTTCATGATTTTTGATAAGTTGTATTTCTTCATTTCTGTTTCCTCCTTGATTTTTTTGTTCTTCCCTGTTTCTGATATTATAATACCACTCAGCGGGTGATATGTCAATACTTTTTTGATACTTTTATGAACTTTTTGAAAGTATTTTTTTATGCAAAAATATAGCTATAGAAAGTCATAGAGTAAGTTACAGGAGGTGTGCGAGATGGCATTATATAACAATCCTTATCAATATAGCTTTGGCGTTCCGGGGCAAATGAATCAGTTCCAGCAACAGCCTGTCCAGATGCCAGCTCAACCAGTGCAGCAACCACAGCAGAATAATAGTGGCATCCTTTGGGTATCCGGCGAAGTTGGTGCAAAATCCTATCTGGTAGCACCTGGGACAAGCGTTTTACTGATGGACAGCGAAAGTGAAAAGTTCTACATAAAATCTACAGACGTTTCTGGTATGCCACAACCATTACGGACGTTTGAGTATCATGAAATAGGCACTCAGATGCCACCTAAGCAGCCTGTTCAGAACATGGACAATAAATATGTCACTCGACAGGAATACGATGATTTGAAAGGCAAATACGAAGCTATCATAAACCGATTAAATTCATTTTCTGAACCTGTTAGGGCTAATACCGTACAGGAATCAGCAATCAAGGGAGGAAATGCAGATGAGTAATCCATTATTTAACGCACTTGGTGGTGGGATGCCACAGGGAAACGGACCAATGCAGATGATACAGCAATTCATGCAATTTAAACAGAATTACAAAGGGAACCCAAAAGAAGAAGTCCAGAAAATGTTGCAGTCTGGAAGGATTTCACAGCAGCAGCTTAACCAGGTTCAACAGATGGCAGGACAGTTCCAACACATATTGAAAGGAATGAAATAGTACATTACAATCTGGCCAGATTGATGTAAATACACAAAAAGGAGATTATATTATGGATGGAAATTATAGCTTAGCAGATATTGCCGCTGCTACTGGAAACGGTAGAAATAATGACGGCATGTTTGGCGGAGATGGCAGCTGGTGGATTATTGTTTTATTCATTTTTGCTTTCTTCGGATGGGGAAACAACGGCTGGGGCAATAATGGAAACGGCGGCGGATATGCAGCCACAGCAGCTACTCAGGCGGATATACAGAGAGGATTCGACAACTCTGCTGTGATTAGCAAACTTGACGGAATCAACAATGGTCTCTGTGATGGCTTCTATGCCATGAATAATGGTATGCTTACCGGATTTAATGGAATCAACACCAACATCATGCAGACCGGCTTTGGCATCCAGCAGGCTATTAACGCTGACACTGTAGCAAACATGCAGAATACCAATGCGCTCCAGGCACAGCTTGCAAACTGTTGCTGCGAAACCAGAGAAGCAATCCAGGGCGTGAATTACAACATGGCTCAGAATACCTGCGCACTCCAGAACACCATGAACAACAACACTAGAGACATTATCGACAGCCAGAACGCAGGAACAAGAGCAATTCTTGATTATCTTTGCAATGAAAAGATTTCTAACCTGCAGGCTGAAAACAATGACCTTAGACGTGCTGCTTCTCAGGACCGCCAGAGCGCACTTCTCACAACTGCAATGGCTTCACAGACACAGCAGCTCATTAATGCAATCAATCCAGCACCGATTCCGGCATATCAGGTTCCTAACCCGAATACATATTACGGATGCGGATGCAACACCGGATGTAATTGCTGATAACTTCATATCGAGAGTATCTTTCGATTAATTCGGATGTCGGCTTATGCCGTATTACACAGATGGGCAGGCTGAGACCTGTCCTTTTGTGATATGAAAGGAGTATTTTTATGGCAGAATTTACAAATGTAGCTGCTCAGACTGTAGCAGCAAATGGAAACGTAGTATTTTCAAACACAGCAGTCAAAGGTTCTAACTGTATTCAGCACAGAGAGGGAAGCGGAATCATCACCCTGAGAGGGCTTACTAACCAGTGTAAAGCAAGATTTTTCGTGGACTTCTCTGGCAATATCGCAATTCCAACAGGCGGTACTGTCGGGGCTATTTCTCTGGCTATTGCAATCTCTGGAGAACCAGTATTATCTTCTCAGATGATTTCCACACCGGCAGCAGTAGACCAGTATAATAATGTGTCCTCTGGTATCTATATTGATGTACCTCGCGGATGTTGCGTTAATATCGCAATAGAGAATACAAGCGATCAGGCTGTTTCTGTTGCGAACGCGAATATTGTCGTAACCAGAGAAGCGTAGGAGGTGTGATTATGAGAGATATTAAAGACTTATGCGCAAGAATCGAAGATGAACTTTCCAAAATCGCTGATAGTGGGCTGACCACTGGAAATCTGGAAATGACATATAAGTTGATTGATATGTACAAAGATATCAAGAATACACAGTACTGGGATAAGAAAGCGGAGTATTACAACGCTGTCCTTGATGAGATGCGTGGCGGATACAATGACGATTACAGCGAGCGTGGAAGAAAACGTGACAGCATGGGGAGATACAGTGCAAATGACGGCAGGATGATGCCGGATTACGACAGGGGCAATTCTTATGCCAGACGGGGCGAGCATTATGTCAGAGGGCATTACAGCCGTTCTGATGGACGAGACGCTTACGATGACTACATGACGCAGAAGCAAAGCTATCGTTCCGGAAAGTCTGAGGACTGCAAGAGGAAGATGCTTGCTGCTCTGGAAGAACATCTTGACGAACTCACTACAGAAATGAGTGATATGTCCAAGGATGCAGAGTGCCGAGAGGAACGCGATCTTGTCAAGAGATACGTAGAAAAACTCCGGGATATGCTCTAAAAACGCAAAAAGTGGTAGAGAGGTAGTTAAAATAAATCTGTTATAATGTAATTGTGCAGCAGGAAGCACAACGGTTGTTTTAACATTTTCGTTTTATCCTCCTTTCTTAAAGTAGCTGGTACGCACGCTTTAGTGGAAAGTTTTAAACAGGTTCGAATCCTGTCGTGTGTATTTGCCGTCTGGCACGCAAGATGGCACACCTCCTTGATTAAGGTTTTTGTTATTCATACTTTTCTTTAAAAAAAAAGAAATAAATATCCAAAACAACTCGTGGTAGGCATAACACGTTAAATACCTTGCTAACCCGGGAATCCGGGTTATGTGGAATGTACGTTAATGGTAGACTGACAGGGTCGCGCCCTGGGTTCCGGTTCGATTCCGGGCGTTCCGCTTATTTGCTCAGAATTATGCTGTCTGTTTGCAGGCGGTCTATGGTTCGGGTAAATTATCCCATGGGTAAAGGTTAACGCTTATCCTGTTAACTGCTGGACAGTTCGAAAAGTGCAGTGAAATATAGCGCAGTTGGTAGAGCAACATCCGCATAGGGTGCGTGTCGGCGGTTCGATTCCGCCTATTTCATTACCTTGCCAGTGGTCTAACTGGCTTAATCCATTTACCTGCGGCGGCAGGTCAATAAACACGACCAGGAGGATGTTATGCAGAAACTTATTGACACATTAAAATCATTTGGAATTGAGATCCCGGAGGACAAGCAGGCAGATGTGAAGAAAGCACTCTCTGAGCATTATAAAAATGCTAAAGAAGTAGCGAAAACCCTGTCAAAAGTCGAGGGTGAACGTGACAGCTGGAAAGAACGTGCTGAGACAGCAGAAGAAACCTTAAAAAGTTTTGATGGTATCGACCCGGCGAACATTCAGACAGAACTTGCTGGATGGAAGAAGAAAGCCGAGGACGCGGAGAAAGAATTCAACGCAAAGATCTATGACCGCGATTTTTCAGACACGCTTAAAACAGCACTTGATGATGTTAAATTTTCCAGTGAGGCTGCAAAAAGGTCAGTCATGGCAGACATCAAAGAAGCTGGATTAAAGCTGAAAGATGGTAAGATACTTGGACTGAATGATCTGATTGAGCAGATGAAACAGTCTGACGCATCTGCTTTTGTAGATGAATCTCAGCAGCAGGCTCAGCAGAACCAGGCAAGGTTTACTACTCATGTTGGACAGCAGCAGACACCGGGAAGCATGACAAAGAAAGATATCGAAGCAATCAAAGACCCGTCCGAGAGACAGGCTGCAATTGCTCAGAATATCCAGCTATTCCAGTGATTTTTTTTACACCGACTATACATCAGAGTATAGCCGCTAACCCAATACAATTATGGGTAGAAAGGATTTTTTATATGGCAGCAAAAGCTAATCTTATTATGACTAATGATATTCAGGTAACGGCACGTGAGATTGACTTTGTTACCAGATTCGAAAGAAACTGGGAACACTTACGTGAAATCCTTGGTATCATGCGTCCAATCAAAAAGACACCCGGAGCGGTTCTTAAATCAAAATATGCAGAGGGTACATTACAGAACGGAAATGTTGGTGAGGGCGAGGAAATCCCTTACAGCAAATTCGTTGTAAAAGAAAAGCCCTATGCAGAAATGACTATCGAGAAATACGCAAAGGCTGTATCTATCGAAGCAATCAAGGATCACGGTTACGAGAACGCTGTTCAGATGACTGATGATGAATTCCTCTTCCAGCTTCAGACCAATGTTACTGAAAGATTTTATGATTATTTGAAAACAGGTACTCTCTCATTCACGGAAACCACTTTCCAGATGGCTCTGGCAATGGCTAAGGGTCGTGTAGAAAACAAATTCAAGCAGATGCACAGAAATGTGACTGGTGTTGTTGGGTTTGTAAACATTCTGGATGTGTACGAGTATATCGGAGCAGCTGAGATTTCTATTCAGAACCAGTTCGGCTTCCAGTATATGAAAGACTTCCTGGGATTTAACACAATCTTCTTACTGTCCGACAAAGAAATCCCGCGAGGACAGGTTATCGCTACCCCTGTTGAAAACATCGTACTTTATTATGTAGACCCGAACGAATCTGACTTCGCAAGGGCAGGGCTTGTATATACCGTATCTGGCGAGACAAACCTGATCGGATTCCATACACAGGGCAACTACCACACGGCAGTGTCTGAAGCATTCGCGATCATGGGACTTACTCTCTTTGCAGAGTACATTGACGCTATTGCCGTTGGAACTATCAACGCAACTCAGACACTTGGAACTCTGACTGTAAAATCCGCAGCAGGAAGTAAGAGCGGAGATACAAAAGTGACTGTTACTCCGGAAAAAGTAAGCGCAGGAAATGTATATAAATACAAAGTCGCATCTTCTGAGACTACCGTAGACTATGGACAGAACGTGAAGAACTGGAGCGCGTGGGATGGAAAATCTGACATTACCGCAACAACAGGACAGGTAATCACAGTGGTTGAGTGCGACAGCACCTATAAAGCACTGAGCGCCGGACATACGACTGTAACAGCAAAATGATGATCACGGGAGGCAACTGGCATGGCTTATGCAGATTATAAATTTTATACAGAATCATTCGGCAATGTCGTGCCAGAAACCGACTTTCCAAAACTGGCAGAAAAAGCCAGTGATTTTATTGACGCAATGACATTTGACAGACTGGTGGATGGACTGCCGACAAATGAACGCGCACAGAAGCGTATCAAAAAGGCGGTCTGTTCATTAGCTGAATTAATGTATCAGATTGAGCTTGCTGAGAAGAATGCTACCAATGCCGCCGCTAGTGGAGCATCAACCACAATCGGGTCCGGTGGTAGCACTACAGGCATTGTAACATCTGTATCCTCGGGCAGTGAATCTATCTCTTACGCCACACTTCAGCAGATTGGAGCGAGTGCAAAGGAATGGAGTGCAGTATACAGTGCCGCTGGAGACGTACAGAAAACGAATGACTTACTTCTTAAGACAGCTTTACCGCTTCTGATGGGAGTAAGGACGGATGATGGAATACCAATATTATATGCAGGAGTGTAATTGATATGAAAAAGTTATTTATTTCTCAGCCTATGAGGGGCAAGACAGACGAGGAAATCCTTGCAGTAAGAGAAAAGGCAATCAAAAGCGCAGAAAAACAGGTTGGTGAACCTGTAGAAGTAATTGATTCTTTCTTCCAGTCAGCACCAGTGGACGCAAAGCCACTCTGGTATCTGGGCGAATCTCTTAAACTTCTGGCAGAAGCTGATGTGGCGTTTTTCGCTAAAGGATGGGACGAAGCCAGAGGATGCAAGATTGAGAATACTTGCGCTATTGAATATGGAATTGAGACCATTATTGAGGACTACAGAAAGGACTAAGCTATGGACATTTCAACATTAGGCTCATGCGTGGCAATCGTTATGATTTGCTACATCGTAGGAATGGGCTGTAAAGCATCAAAAAGAATCTCTGATGAATGGATTCCGGTAATCATGGCGGTTATTGGTGGGATTCTTGGAGCAGTCGGAATGGGAATTATCCCGGATTTCCCGGCAACGGATTATATTACGGCAGTTGCAGTCGGTATGTTTAATGGGCTGTCGGCTACCGGCGTGAATCAGGTTATTAAACAGACAGTGCAGAAAGAATAATGGCAAATCGGGAAACCAGTATAGCTTACGAAAATCTAAACCGCCGTATCTTTCCCGGCGTTGGTGAATACGGCATACCGCAGTTAGAACCGGAATTATTCGAGGGTAACTGCGAGTTTGTCGGATTCAATTATGCCAGAGGGAAATGCAGTAATCCAGAAAAGAAAGCGGTTCATTTCTTCTTGGATGATTACCAGTTTGACGCATTATGGAGGAATCCAGACAGATATGTTGATAAGCTGAGCAAATTTCGGTACGTTCTGACACCGGATTTTAGTACCTACACCGATTTTCCAAAAGCTATCCAGATTTATAATTATTATCGCAAACATTGGATTGGTGCGTACCTGCAAGAATACGGTTGCAAGGTAATTCCGACAATCTCATGGAGTACGCCAGATTCTTACGAATGGTGTTTTGACGGTGAGCCAGAGGGCGGAACTGTGGCGGTGTCTTCGGTGGGATGCATGAACAGTTTAGGCAAAAAACGCCTATTCTTATCTGGCTATAATGCTATGATTGAACGATTGCATCCAGAAAGTATTATTTTCTACGGAAAAGTACCGGAAGAGTGTAAGGGTAATATTGTTAGAATTAAGGCATTTTCTGACAAATTTAACGAGGTGAAGTGTAATGGGTGGTAGAGGAGGAGCGAGCGGATTTGGCGGAAACTCGGTATTCGAGAAAAACGCAAAGATTCAAACAATCGAAACAGTTTACAGAAAACCAAAAGGTTATTCTCCTGGATATTATAAAGAAACTGTATTGAGCGCAAAAGCTGGAAAAAATGGGGAAATTGAGTTCGCATATGCAACTCCGGTAAAAAGAAATGAAACAGCATCGACAAATAGAACTGTATATTTAACATACAAGGAAAAGGCGGGAGCACGCGGAGACACAGTCTTTGGAATTAACTGGAAAAATGTAAAATCTGTATCCGGGCAGACATTTGCTATAAAGGATACTATTAAAGAAAATGGTTTTCGGTGGGATGGAAAATCAAAAAAATGGATAAGAAAATAGGGAGGATATCATGTATAGCAAGATTGTGACGATTTTCAACTATTACGAATCAGCCACGACTGGAGATGTGTACTGGTACCCTCATGTTTTATCCGGCGTTGACCTCATTACCGACAAGGGAGCAATCCTTAAAAAATACGGACCAGACGCAACCGACAATGCACAGTTACACGTTCGTTATACTGCCCAGAACGGTGATATAACCATTGCTGACAAGAATGGTAAGATTCTCCCATATGTACCGCCCAAGGAGTGGAAAAGACAGATTAACAACGCTCTGGAAGATACTATCACATTCTCGGACGAATCGTTCTTCTGGGAGGGTGAGTGGACTGGTGGGGCGGTAACTGATGGTAATTATCGGAACGGATTCTATCAGTATATGAATGAGAATAAGGATAACGTGTTCAAGATTACCAGTGTAGGTGGCCCATATACACTGATTCCGCACTTTGAAATTCTAGGTAAGTAATATGAGTAAAATTCATCATTTCAAAGGATTCTCCGTAGTTGATGGAGATATGAAAATCAAGCTGAATATGGACAGATTCTCCAGACAGTATCAAGAAGCTCAGTATCTCCTTGATGGAATGGTTATGGACAGTATGATAGAGTTTATGCCAATGATTTCGGGAGATTTTATTGACCGAACAAGAGTCAAAAGTACATCAATGCAAGGGACTGGATTTGTATGTGCGGCAGCAGAACCATATGGACGTTTTCTTTATTTTGGAAAGACCATGGTCGACCCCGCAACAGGTAGCACATGGGCAAGACACGATGCGGAAAAGATTCTTGTGAGCCAGTATTCCGGTAAAACGAATGCAAAAGAGAATCTTCAATATACAAAATCACCGCATACTCAGGTACAAGCTGAATGGTTCGATGCCGCTAAACGACAATACGGAAGCACATGGATTCGTAAAGTAAAAGCACAGGCAGGAGGTGGCAGACATGGCAGATAAGCCAATTGGCAAAGATGCAACCGGATATGAGATTCTGACAGATGCCATGAAAGCACTTCTGAACCAGTATCCGGGATTGTATCAGGGCGAAAGTATCAAGTTTGAAGAACTGAACAAAGATTCCGGAATCGCTTTCTCGGCAGACAACGGAGCTTTGATCTATTCAGAAAAGGAAGATGTATGCGGAGTAATGCATCAGGTATGCCAGTACCCATTTTATGTGGTATACCGCACAGCGTCTGATAAGGAACGGCAGAAGTTATCTGTTCAGAAATTCCTTGACAATCTCGGCAAATGGATATGTCGGGAACCAGTTGTCATAAACGGCTCTGAGACGCGCTTATCTGCTTTTCCAGAGCTTTCACAAGGAAGAGTAATAAAACGTATCACTCGTGATAATTCCTATGGCTTAGAGCCACAGGAAAGTGGTGTGCAGGATTGGTTATTGCCATTATCAGTGAGATACGAAAACACTTATGAAGTAATATAACAAGTAACAACCGGCTATCAATTAGAGATAGTCGCTAACCTACACAGCCTTTTAAAAGTTATAGGCAGAAAGGACATTTCTATGGCAGTTACAGGCAAGATTGACCGTAAATATATGGCTCATTACATTGATGCAGGTTCCCTCTGCGGAGGGCTGACGCCAAAATATGAGCGTCTTGGAAAGGACCTGGAAGAGTACAATGTAGAACTCAATCCAGATACTGAAACATCTAAAAACATTCTTGGAGAATCCACATTCAAGCATAACGGCTATGAAGTTTCTTCTGACGCTGATCCGTTCTATGCAGACACTACTTCCGATCTGTTCACAGCATTACAGAAGATCGTAGATGGACGCCTCAAAGACGATAACCTCAAGACAAAAGCAGTCGAGGTTCATCTCTGGACAGAAGCCGCAGCAGGCAAGTATGAAGCATACCAGCAGGATTGCTACGTTGTGCCGACCTCCTACGGCGGTGATACATCTGGATATCAGATTCCATTTACCGTCAATTATACCGGTGAACGCGTAAAAGGAAAATTTGATATCAGTTCCGGTACATTCACAGCTGACAGCGAATAATTTTTAGGAGGTACAGAAAATGGCAAAGACAATTAACACAAACATTGATGATGGATTTCTTCTTTTTACATTCACAAACAAACAGGGAGAAGTATTTTCTTCATTTAAGCTGAATCCTACCGACATTAACGTTGCAGCAAGAGCGGAAGAATTGGAAACTTTCTTTGAGCAGGCTCAGGAATCTGTTAAAAATGTTTCTTCCAGCAAAGAGATGGCGGAGATTAATAAGCAGATTGAGGACAAAATCAATTATATGCTCGGATACGAAGCATCTAAGGATTTATTCAAAGAACCAATTACCGCAACAACTGTTTTTGGAAATGGTCAGGTGTTCGCTTATATTGTTCTGGACAAAATCAATGAAGCACTTGCTCCGGAAATTGAAAAGAGAAAGAAAAAAATGCAGGAAGTGGTCAATAGGTACACGGAGAAGTATACAAAATGACCGCCTATGAACTTCCCACCTCACTAAAAATCGGTGAGGTGGATTTTTCTATCAGGACGGATTTCCGAGTAATTATCGATATTCTGGTCGCTATGAATGACCCGGAACTGGACGAACAAGCGAAAGCAGTTGTCATGCTGCAGATTTTGTTCGAGGATTGGCAGAATATACCGCCAGAGCACTTATCTGAAGCCTGTCAGAAAGCGTGTGAATTTATTGACTGTGGACAGGCTGATGACAACCCGAACAGGCCAAAGCCCCGTTTGATGGACTGGGAACAGGACGGAGATATGATTGTTCCAGCAGTAAACAAGGTTGCTGGTAAAGAAATCAGAGCCATTCCGTATATGCACTGGTGGACGTTCTTCGGATATTTCATGGAATCCGGTGAATGTCTGTTCAACACGGTTGTTGGAATCCGCAGTAAAAAAGCAAAGGGCGAAAAGCTCGATAAATGGGAAAAGAAATTCTATCAAGAAAATAAGAACATTATTGATATAAAAACACGTCTCAGCGACGAGGAGCAAGCGTATAAAGATGCGCTGAATGAGATGTTGAACCTCAAATAGTTAGGAGGTGGACACATGGCTGCTGATGGCTCAGTCATTATTGATACCAGAATGGACACATCAGGCGTGCAAAACGGCGTATCTGCAATAAAAAAGTCATTTAACGGCCTTGGAAGTGCTGTAAAAAAAGTAGGTTTGCTGATTGGCGGAATATTCGCTATTGGAAAGTTAGCGCAGTTCGGCAAGGAATGCCTGGAACTCGGCTCTGACCTCGCAGAAGTACAGAACGTGGTTGATGTTACATTTACTACCATGTCGGATAAGGTCAATGAATTCGCAAAGAATGCTATGACCTCAGCCGGACTATCAGAGACAATGGCAAAAAGGTATGTCGGAACGTTCGGAGCAATGTCTAAGTCGTTCGGATTCTCAGAAGCACAGGCTTATGATATGTCAACAGCTCTAACACAGCTGACTGGTGATGTGGCATCATTTTATAATATCAGTCAGGACTTGGCTTACATTAAGCTGAAATCCGTATTTACTGGCGAAACGGAAACACTCAAGGACCTCGGCGTGGTAATGACCCAGTCGGCACTTGACCAGTACGCACTGGCAAATGGTTATGGTAAAACCACATCTGCCATGACCGAGCAGGAGAAAGTAGCTCTGCGCCTGGCTTTTGTACAGAAACAGTTATCAGCTGCATCTGGTGACTTTATTCGTACTTCTGACAGCTGGGCGAACCAGGTGCGAGTGATGCAGTTACAGCTACAATCTCTCAAGGCGACAGTTGGACAGGGATTGATTAATATTTTCACGCCTGTTCTGAAAGTGATCAATATTCTGCTCGGTAAACTGGCAACATTGGCAAATGCCTTCAAATCATTTACGGAGTTAATCACCGGAAAGAAATCATCTGGCCAGACAAGTGCAAGTGGCGCAGGTCTTGCCGGAACAGATGCGATAGCTGATACAGCCGACCAATACGGAGATGCAGCCGACAATGCCGAAAAGCTGGCAGATGCAACAAATGATACAGCGGACGCAACTAAGAAAGCTACTAAAGCAGCAAAGGGATATCTTAGCCCTTTAGATGAAATAAATAATTATTCAACGGACAAAAGTACGGATTCATCATCAAAAGCGCCGGGCGCAACCGGCGGACTTCCAGATCAGATGAAAGATGCTGTACAAAATGTTGATTACGGAAAGTTGGCAGAGGGTGAGACAGTTCTTGATAAGATTAGTAATTCGGTAAAGAAACTTGCAGATTTGCTTAAAAAACTTTGGAAGCCTTTTCAGAATGCTTGGAGAAGAGAAGGTAAAAACACCATTGATGCAGCGAAGTTTGCTTTTTCCAGTCTTGGAGCACTTGCCAAAAGTGTAGGCAAAAGTCTGTTAGAAGTATGGACAAACGGGACTGGCACTCAAATGCTTACAACTATGCTTCAAATTGCGCAAAATATTCTTAATACTATTGGAAATATAGCCAATCAATTAAATGAAGCATGGAACAAAAATGCGGTAGGAACACAAATTATTCAGGCAATTGCAGATGCATTTAATGTTGTTCTTGATTTTATAAATAGAATTACCGCTGCCACAGCAGAATGGGCAAGTAAATTAAATTTTTATCCATTGTTGGAATCTATTAAAAATTTATTTGAATCATTTTCTCCGCTTCTTACTGCAATTGGAAACTTTCTTGAATGGCTATATGTAAATATCATTCTTCCAATGCTGAAATGGATTATCGAAACAGGATTACCTACGGTAATTAATGCTGTATCCAAATTATTTACATTTCTTGGAGAGCATCAGTGGATAATTGATGCAATAGGAGCGGCTCTTATTGGAGCATTTGCGGCATCTAAGATTGTTCCACTTATTGAAACAATTGTAATAGCTATAAAAGGATTAATTGCTCTATTTACAGGAAGTGGAGGCTTGTTAGGTGGAATCAGTGCATTAGTATCGGCATTAGGCGGTCCGTTGACTATTGCCATTGCAGCTGCAATAGCGGTTGGTATATTGCTATATAAGAACTGGGATGAAATATGTGCAGCAGCAACAAAACTCAAAGATTGGGTTGTTGAAAAAACTCGCGCATTGGCAGAATCAGTAACGCGCACATTAAGCAACTTAAAGGGAAAGATAGTTAGTGTTTGGAATATTATCAAAATATCAACATCAACGGTTTGGAATGCAATCAAAAAGACTCTTTCTGGTTTATGGAGTGCTCTCAAAACCACAGCAAAGACAGTGTTTGACGCAATCAAAACTAAGGTTACAGGCGTTTGGGACAAAATAAAAGACAAGACATCCCGAACATGGGAAAGCGTTACTACTTTTGTGTCTAACAAAGTTGAAGCAATAAAAACCGCCATTACCGATAAATTTAACGCCGCCAGAGACGCGGTCAAATCAGCATTTGAAGGCATTGTGAATTTTATTAAAGCTCCGATTAATCAGGCAATCAGCATTGTTAACAATGCAGTTGGAATGATTAATAATGCAATTGGCGGAATTGAATCTGCATTTTCCTTTGGACCCTGGACTGTTCCAACACCGTTTGGCTCAAAGACTATCGGATTTCATGCAACATTTCCGCGTATCGGAACTATCCCGTATCTGGCCAGTGGTGCAGTTATTCCACCAAGGTCAGAATTCCTTGCGGTATTAGGAGATCAAAAGAAAGGAAATAACCTGGAAGCACCGGAAAGCCTGTTGCGTCAGATCGTCCGGGAAGAGTCAGGGAAAGGACAGGGAAGTGGAAACACTTACAATGTTACAGTCAATGCATCTGGCAGAAAACTGTTAGACATTATCATTGATGAAGCGGAACTTAGGAGACGCAGAAACGGCGGTCAGAATCCATTCTTTTTAGGAGGTGTGTAAATGGCACAGGAGCAGTTTAAAATTGACGGGGTCGCTATAAAGGCCCCTGACACATACAAGCCGGTGTTCGCAACTACATCAACGGAAAGCTCTAAGAGAAGCCAGGACCTTGTTATGCACAACACTCCGATGGGAACTATCGCCGGATATGACATGGAATGGGGTGAGCTTAAATGGGGAGAGATTGCAACGATTCTTAATTCTATGATTAACAAAAGTCAGTTCACATTTCATCACAAAGATCCTCGAGCCCCCGGCAAATGGATTGACAAGACGTTCTATGCATCCAATTTCAATATGGCAGCACAAACACTCAAGGATAACGAGGAACGATGGACAGGATTAACTATTAATGTAAGGAGCATTCGACCGGTATGATTAATGTTACAAATCAGTTAAAAACAGAATCTCTCTTAAATAGTAACTATTATGTTACGGCGAATGCGGTGCTGCGTGATGGAACAATTTTAAGCCTGGGAAAAGAAGATTTCTATCTTGACGGAAACGGCATTGTAGATTCTTCTGATTCCGGGGACTTCCCTATTGGTGTAGCTATTGAAAAAACAGCAACATTGGCGCTGGTCAATGATGATGATAGGTTCTCTGACTACAACTTTGCCGGGGCACAGTTCACCCTATTTTTAAATTTGCAACTGTCTGATAGATTGGAGACTATTCGCCGTGGCACATTCATTGTATCAAAAAAACCCGCCACGTCCGATGAGATTAATCTCACTTTGCTGGACTATATGAGCAAGGCAGAGACAGGCTACAATACAAACCTTGTTTTCCCATGCTCTGTCAGAGAGGTTTTAGAAGATGCCTGTCAGCAGACCGGGATTGTGTTAGGTGACGCAGTATTTAAAAATGCAGACTATCAGGTGCAGAAGAAGCCCGAGAACACCACTTTTAGAGCAGTAATCGGTATGGTTGCAGCTTTGGCAGGTGGTAACGCTCGCATTGACGAGAACGATAATTTGCGAATTATCACTTTTGACGATGGTGCAGACACTATCACCTTAGAAACAGTTCCATGGTGCGACATTAACGGAAACACCATTCTTGACATTGATAGTAACGAGGTTGAGACAGTTCTTGAGCGAAAAGGATTTAAGCCCAATTTTATCAATAACCTTACTTATGATGTTGATGATGTAGTTGTCACCGGGGTCAAATATGTGAATAATGAAACAGAATATAAGTATGGCACGGACGGGTACGTCATCACGATTGACAACAAGCTTCTGAGTGGCAATGAACAGACGGGTGTTGACCTGATCGGAAAAGAACTTGTCGGTATGAGATTAAGACCATTCTCTTGTGACAGCATAGCAATCGGATATGCCACATTTGGAGATAGAATTACATTTTCCGACATTAAAGGCAATATTTACTATTCATATCTGACAGATGTAGACTTCACATTTTCTGGCAGTACAAGTTTTGCATGTAATGCTAAAAGCATGGAAGATATTGATGCAGATTATCCCGACAGCATGCAGGTAGAGGTTGACAACTTTAAGAAAGATTCCGAAAAGAAAATCACTGCTTACGATGCAAAATTAAAGCAGATGAACGAATTAGCTGCAAACACACTTGGATTTTATTTTACTGAGGAAATTCAGCCGGACGGGTCTTCAATATCATATCGTCATGATAAACCATCATTGAAAGATTCAAAAGTGATTTATAAAACAGGTGTAGATGGATTCTTCCTTTCAGTTGATGGTGGAAACACCTGGAAAGCCGGATTTGACAGCAACGGTGATGCAGTGCTGAACATTCTGTATGCTATCGGTATACAGTCGGATTGGATTAATACAAGAGGGTTCACGGCAAAAGACAATGACGGCAACATTACATTCCGCATTGACGCAGAGACAGGGGCTGTCAATCTTAATGCTACAGAACTCACAATCAAAGGAAAAACGCCAGAAAATGTCGCAAATGCCGAGGTTGAGAAATTTATTACAGAAGTATATTCTCCACAGATTAAGGTTCTTCAGGAGCAGATTGACGGACAGATAGAAGCATTTTTTGGAGACTATGTTCCTGATGGTGACAATGAACCGGCATCCGCTTGGACAGATGATACAACCAAAAAGAAACACTTAGGTGACCTGTTTTATATTGTAAACAACGAAGAATATGGCGGGCAGGCTTACAGATATGCAAAGATTAACGGCGAATACAAGTGGGATTATGTAAAAGACACTGCGGTGGTCAAAGCTCTGGCTGATGCGGCACAGGCACAAAACACAGCAAACGCGAAGAAGAGAATATTCGGAGCAGAGCCGGTGCCACCTTACGATATTGACGATTTATGGGTTCAGGGCGGGGCCGGTGATATTCTTAAATGTCAAAAGGCAAAGGCAGAGGGTGCGAGCTATGACGCTAATGACTGGGTAAGAGCATCTAAATATACAGACGATTCCGCAATCACGGCATTTATCAAAGGCGTTTTTGCCGATACAATCGAAAGTCTCCAAGAGCAGCTTGACGGTAAGATTCAGACCTGGAGCCAGGATACGGACCCGGCGCTTGAATGGACAGAAACAGAAGAGATTCCGTGGACAGATGTTGATGGCAATTCCATTCTGGACGTAGGCGGAAATGAGATTTTGATTGTCTGGGAAAAAGGTAAATACATCCACAAGGGAGACCTTTGGCAGAATACCGCCAATAACGCTAACACGCGCTGGCGGTGGGATGGTAGTGAATGGGTCGAGCAGAAAGTGCCGGATTATCTGTTTGATAAGATTGATGGGAAAGCGGCAGTCTATTTCGAACAACCCAAACCGCCATACAACATGGGAGATTTCTGGGTCACATCAAAGGCGAATGGTGAAGCTTCTATCAAGACAGCAGTCAGAAGCCGAGCGGACGGTGCATTTACTGACACTGACTGGATTGATTTCAAATATGTGGACAAAACCGACATTGATAATGCAGTCAAAGAGTATGACACAAGTCTTGGACAGGATGAGGTCTTTAATAAGCTGACAAACGGTGGCGAAGACCAGGGAATTTATATACAGGACAAGAAACTGTATATAAATGCAAATTACATCCTTGCAGGTATTCTGGCAGGCAAGTTTATCAATGCAAAAGGGATTAAGGTTATTGACAACGATAACCAAATCACTCTCCATATTGACGATAGTGGAAAGGTACACATTGCCGCGACAGAGTTCTCGTTAAAAGGAAAAGCTGTATCCGAAATAGCAAAAGATACAGCGTCTAATACCGCGACTGAAATCGCGACAAAATACGCCACATTGAACGTGTTACTATCAAATGAATTTCAAGGAATTCCAACAGATTCGTCCGGAAATTATACTACATTTCCTACATGTAAAACTACGGTAACTGTACTGTATGGCGCTGAGAATGTAACCGCGCAGTCAAACATTTCATTCTCTGCAGGAAACGGAGTAAGCGGTTCATCGTCAGGGGCAACGTACACGGTCTCTGGACTGTCCGTGGATAGCGGCACGATTACTGCAACCGCAACTTACAACGGGATGTCCGCAAAGAAAGAATTTGTAGTTGTAAAGCAAAAGCAAGGTGATACCGGAAATGGAATCTCGAAGATTGTACAGCATTATCTCGCTACGTCCAGTTCGTCTGGTGTATCAACAAGTAGTTCTGGATGGACAGAAACTGTACAGACCCCGACTCCGGACAAGCGGTATCTATGGAACTATGAGGATACTTTCTTCACAAACGGGGCTAAGGCAACAACACTTCCTTGTGTGATTGGCGTGTATGGGGAAAAAGGCAAAGACGGACAGGATGGAAAAGATGCCAGTGACATGACACAGTTGGAGATTTTTAATAAATTAACCAATAACGGGGAAACACAGGGGCTATATCTTTATAACAACAAAGTGTATCTGAATGCCTCATATATTGACACCGGGTATCTGGCAGGTTGGCAGGTTTTAAGTGGATATTTATATGCGGCGAGCGGGGGCAACAGCGTCACACTGGATGGAAATAACGGACGTATTAAAGCTAAAGGAAAGACAAGATGGCTTGATCCATCCACTGGAACCCTTATTGACGAGTCAATTTTAGAGGGGACTGAATTTCACACATGTGATGTATATTGCAGTGCGATAAATGTAAGCACAAGCATAACAGGAAGAAGCAATTCTCAATCCACCCTAACTATGGGAAGTTTAAAGGCATATTATAGTATAGTTTCAAACGGTGGTGTTACCGCCACCGGAAAGGTTATATCATACTCGCACATCGAAGCCAGTGGACACTTTTACAGCAAAGGAACGGGCACTGACCTTGCAGATTTGAGCGTGCGTGGAACAAAATCCAGGATTCTTCAGACAAAGAATTACGGAACCCAGACGTTTTACTGCTACGAAATGGCTTCCCCCATATTCGGAGATATTGGAGAAGCATCCATATCGGAAGATGGCACCTGCCTAATAGATATAGACGACATCTTTCAAGAATCTACCAATGTTGGGATTGAATATTATGTGTTCTTACAAAAGGAAGGGGATGGGGATTGTTGGGTAGACCAAAAAGAACAGACATATTTCACTGTAAAAGGTACTCCGGGACTTAAATTTGCATTCGAAATTAAAGCGCGGCAAGCTGACTATGAGCACATGCGTTTTACTGACATGAGCAGAACGGCTTATGACAGAGCAATAGACACAGACATGCCAGAGCCAGACTACGGTGAAAGCCTTGAAGTATCAGAACCAGATTATGAAAAGGAACTTCTTAATGACAGGGAAAACATTATTGACGAAATGGGGAAAATATAATGAAGAAAATTCTTACAAGTTTTATGAATCTTAGCACAGGAGAGGGAAGTCGTATCGCTTACACCTATTCTGAGGTAAACGAGGAAACAGGGGAGGTTGTCAGTCAGAACAACAAAGGCAATTTCCTTGTGATGAATGACGATGTACAGGCTCATCTTGATGCAGTTAAAAAATATATCCGGGACAAATATTTAGTATAAGGAGGAAGCAGTTATGCCAAAGTGGACAGATTACACGATAAAAACAGACCCCGCGGACAAAGACGAAGTAATGATTCTTGATACCGCGGGCAAGGCAAACAAACGTCTTGGTTTGTCGGCGTTGTCAGATTGGATTATAGAAAAGATTGCAAACAAAGTATTTGAAAATTTGCAGACACAAAACAAGACAATTCTGGGGGCGCTTAATGAATTAAATAGTAAGTCATCTTCAATTTATTTTAATTTCGAAGATGTCGGAAAACGTTCTATTTTAGATGTAGTAAAATCAAAAAACAATGGTATATTCTTGCTATACACACAAGCCGCAACTGACTCGCCCGCGACTAGAAATGTATCATTTACAATCGTAAATAAACCAGCAGCAGATTACATATACCTATATCTATACGTTTATGGTAGCATTTATTTTGCGACTGCAAATATTAATACAGATACTCTGGAATGGAAAAGGATTACAAGTAACTAAATAGTAAGACATTATCCTTTTATGGCAGGGGAGTTCGAAATATTGGTGCAAGTCGAAAGACGATAACAATACAAGCAGATGGTATAAATGAAAAATGCTTTTTTGTAATACTTGCAGGCGCTACAGATACACGATGTGTTGCATTTATTTATGGATTAAAATCAAATTCAGATGAAGTCAATTATACTGATATTATAAATAATAAGGTTTCCTTCTCGGGTTCACGTGAAGACAATACCATCACTATTAATTCTGGAAATTGGAGTAGAGGAATGATTTATTCTTACGAACCATTTACGGTTGAAACAACTTGATATTTTTCCTCTTCCCATTTAATTCATTAAAAAATGGAAAACTTTCGTAAAGCCCCTACCTATTTATATAAGGAACAGTACAAAGGTTAATCAAGAGTCGGTCAGATACAATCATCATAAATATGTTTCATTAAAAGGAGTTTACAATTTGGAAATCAAAGGAATTGACGTATCATCTTATCAGGGCAAGCCAGACTGGGCAAAGGTAGCAAAAGCCGGTTACAAATTTGCCATTTTAAGAATCCATCAAAAATCAGGCATTGATGGCTCGTTCGAGTACAACTACAAGGGATGCAAGAGCAACGGAATCCTTATCGGTGGATATAAATATTCATACGCCCTGACACCGGCACAGGCTATTGACGAAGCGGAGGATGTGATAGCCGCACTGAACGGACGTGGACTGGACTTCCCAGTGTTCTACGACCTTGAGTGGTCTAATCAGCGGAAACTCGGCAAACAGGCTGTTGAAAACATTGCAGTGGCATTTCTGACCAGAATCAAAAAAGCCGGTTATAAAGTCGGTATCTATTGTAATCTTGATTGGTACAATAATGTCCTGTCAGATGCTCTGAAGCGGTATGACTGTTGGATTGCTCGTTATCCGGCTGGTGACAATGGTTCTGTTCAAGAAAGATTGCGTCCACCGGTCGGTGTAGGCTGGCAGTATTCAAGCAAAGGAAAAGCTGACGGCATCAACGGAAATGTTGATATGAATGTATTTTACAAGGATTATAGAGATTCTGCTCAAAAAGGAGAAACAGCAGTGGCCAAAACGAAATTACAGGAATTTATCGAACTCGGTGACTACTATGCAAACAATGGCGGTAGTAAACCGTATCTGGAAAAGCGCACAAATGCCTATCTTGATGATTTCCAGAAAAATGCAGGATACAACAATTATACCAAATTTGCTCGCGATGTTGACAACTGGGGGCAGCCAGGATGCCAGGCTCAGCCGTGGTGCGCAGAGTATCAGTTCTGGAAACTGGTGAATGTTCTGGGAATCACAAGAGCATTGCAGATTATGGGTGGTGGATTCTATAATTGCGTATCCATCACTAATCATGCCAAAGCCAATGGAACATGGCATAATTCCCCAAAAGCCGGGGCGCTGGTAGTCTTCCGCAACGGTTCCCATGTTGGCTCTGTCCGCAGCTTCAATGGTAGTGTTGTATATACCAACGAGGGAAACACTTCCAGTGCTGCCGGCGTGGTTGCAAATGGTGGAGCTGTGCGCAATAAATCCTACGCTATCAACGATTCTGCAATTGACGGATATGTTTGGATTGACTGGGGAGAAGAGAAGACTACTGCAGAAGTATGGAAAGCAACCGGCACAGCCACATCCACAGTTGACGACCTTTATATCAGAGAGACACCAAATGGTTATGTTCTTGGACAGATTAATAAGGGAAACCGTGTGGAAATTAGCGGTGAAAAATCTGGTATGTGGACAAAGGTCAAAGTTGCAGGTATTGGCATCGGCTGGGCGGCTACTAAATATCTCCAGATTGATGGAGCACAGAATACAACAGCAACGGTAATTACTAAAAAGCAAGATAAGACGCAGAGACTGTTTACTGGACAGGTTACAGCTTCCAGCCTGAACGTTCGCACATGGGCCGGAGCAGAATATCCGAACATCAAAAAATATCCGACATTGAACAAAGAAAACAAGGTTGACGTTATGAACTTCACTCAGAAAGCAAGTGACGGTAACTCTTGGTACTACATCAGAATTGCTGGAAAATACTTCGGATTTGTTTCTGCGAAGTACATCAAAAAAGTATAAAAATATCCCGGGGAATCGCCCCGGGAATTCTTTTTTTTATTTGCTGATAACATCTATGAGCAGGCGAACTGGCACATAGAAGATGTCATTAATCATTTTTTTGGATTTTCGGAAAAATGTCTAGTTCAAAATTGATCTCATTACTTTTGCCGTAAGCGTTTTTAATATTTTTCGAGTAGACGACTTTTTCGACCAGGCTCTTGAGCATTCTATTTCGTGATTCCACGTCAAGGTTCCAATAGTTATTAAGCAATTCTTCGCAGCGTGGAACAAAATCTGATTGTTGCGCCATAATATTCTCATCGTGTTCGATTTCTTCTCTTAATTTCGTAATAATATCAGAACATGATTGAATAGACGTAGCTATGGTTTTGGAACGTTCAAGGAAGACTTCCGTGGTGTAGATTCCTTGTTCAAGCAGATCATATTGTTTTGCTTTTTGGGTATTTAAGTTTTCCAGCTCACTTTCTTTTTCACGTATAAGATTTTGCTTAGAAATTATTGTTAAATCAATAGCCTTTGAAGATGTATTAACATCATTGTTTAACTTATATTCTTCCGCGATATCCCTAATTCCATCAATCACAGCTTTTTCAACTATGGATAATTTGCTGCTCACCGTAGAGCAAGACGTATATGGACACATGAGGGTATCTTCCTGTCCACGTTTTTGATAAGGGCGGCGAACCATGGCGCGACCACATTTGCTACAATAGACAATTCCGGCAAGCGGATTGCGAACTGTGTTTTTTATACTGATCGGACGGGGCGGATTCTTTTGGCGTATCTCTTGTACAGAATTATACAGACCATCTGATATGATAGCCGGATGTAATCCTCCACAGATAAGGACGTCCCTGGACCGTGGGCGCGTCTTGACCACTTGTCCATTATGTATAGTCTTTACAGTTTTTCGCCCATTCCATCGTATTTTCCCGATGTATACCGGATTTGTCAGGATTCCCTGTATGCTGGCAGGAGTCCAGTCACCGCCTAGTGCAGACTCTATTCCCATTTCATTTAATTTCCGTACAATCTTCGCAACTCCAATTTGTTCGCAGCCATCACCGGCATACCAGGCGTATATCATTTTTACAACCTCAGCTTGAGCCGGAACAGGTCGGAGGGTATAGCCTTTTTCTTTTTCAAGTTTTACTCTTTCGTATCCGTAAGGTGGTTTGTTACCACAGTATTTCCCTTCCTTGACCGATGAGATTCTGCCGTTATTCAATCGACGCTTAATGGTCTTATATTCACGTCTGGACATGAAAAGCCCAAATTCGAAGTATTCTTCATCAAACTCATTGTTTGGATCGTATATTTTTGTAGGAGTAATAATCTTCGTATCGGAATATTGAAAAGCTCTGGACACAACGCCTTGGTCGATAGTATCACCTCTGGCAAGTCGTTCAACTTCGACAACCAAAACACCGTCCCACATGCCGGATTCTACTTCGTGAAGGAGTTGCTGCATGACAGGACGGTCGGCGATAGTTTCTCCAGATACCACTTCGCGGTAAATTGCACCCACAATGTACTCTTTTTTCTTTGCAAGATCTAACAGGATCCGTTCATGTCTGGCAAGAGTTTCACCCTCTCCGTGCGCTTCAGCTTCCCGATCGGCTCTGGATTTCCTTAAATAGATACATACTGATTCATTCATTTTATCATTCTCCTTTTTTTACACTTGTATGGCAATCCCGGAGATGATATACTTAATGTGCAGGTAAGATTTTTCTCTGGAATTGTCTTATTTTTAAAAACCGGTCCCCGTTGGTAGCGAGAGCCGGTCTTTTTTAGCATTTATTCTATTTCATCAATATCAAGAGAATATCCAAGCACTTCTCCGACATCCGTACATTTTCCTTTCAATGTAACAGTGTCACCTTTTGCCATTGACGCGACTTTCGAACGCTGCTCATCATTTTTAATCTGGCATTGAACGCCGATTATCGCATATTCATCGTCAGGATAGAGGGAGATATATTTTCCAGATGAATCAATGTTCCCGAGTCTACCAGTGATTTCTAAGTATTGCCCTTTGTATTTATCAGATGCTCCAAGTGCGTTATCATCAAGCTGAGACATCATATCATTGACTGATACGGCTGTGTATTCAATTGGTGTAGGTGTATCAGTTTCTTTTGCAGATTCCGTC